GATGTTCTTTGTTCTGCCATTGCTTGCTGTTCGGGTGTTAGTTCTGTTTTGGGGACGGTTGGTGAAACTTTCTCTCTGACTGCTTGTGTTGCTTTTGTAGCCGTCTGCTTTACTGTTTGTGCGGCTTGTTGTGCGGGTTGGATTACCGCTTGCGCTTGTGGGCTTTGTATGGCTTCCATAGTTGCTAGTTTTGTTACAGGACGGATATTATTTAGTGCCGCTTGCGCTTCTATCCCTAGTGGTGTTAAAGCTACTAATGGGGCTAGTATATTTGTGACGGCTTGCGTGTATTCTTGACCGACTGTCGTTTGCGGTTGATAAGTGTATGCTTGCGCTCTTTGTTGTGCATATTCTTCTGCTGATTTAGCCGCCTGTGGAGTGCCAAAAGTGCCTTGTGCTATATTTTCACCTATTGCCCTTGCTTGACCGCCTAGATAGCCTAGTGCGCCCGTTGTCGCCGCTGTACCTAGTGATAATGCCGCCTCACCTGCACCCGTGAGCTTTTCGCCTAATGTTGGCTCTGGTTTTGTAGTTGTAGGCGTAGGCTCTGCCGCTTGTCTCTCTAGTCTTTTTGCATCTTCGTAGGCTTGCGCTACAATCTTAAATTGCTCTGTGTTTGATTTATCTTGGTTGCTAACTATCCATTGCGCATAATCGTTAGCTGTTGCCATTATCTAAGCCCTTGTAGTATTTTATCCGCTTGAGTCATTGCATTTGTAGCTGATTGCGTAGGAGCGGTAGGAGTTGCCTTTGGTACTGTTGGAGTTGATGTTGTTTTTAGCAATTCCCCTGCAATTCTAGCCTCAAAGTCTGTAAGATTTTCGCCTTTTTTAACTTGGAAGTTACCCGCTAGAAAGTTTGTTTGCGCTCTTGTAAGTTGTCCGTTGTTGTTAGCCGCCCAGTCTGCTTGAGCATTTTTAACTTCGGCGTTTAGGTTTTCCATTTTTGCTAGACCTCTCATAAATCTAACCATTGTTTGCGGGTCTGCGCTTGATGGCGGTACTCCTTCTTTTGCAAAAGCTATATCTTTGTCAGATGCTGGTCCTTTAGGTAACGAATTGATAACTTGCGAGTTCGCCGCTCTTTGGTATCTATTTCGTAGGTCGGTCATTGCATCTTGATTACCCGTTGCCTTCTTTAGCCATTCTGCCGCCGATGAAGCCGCACCATAACCGCCGCCCATTTTTTCTAGGTCGTTTGCTAGATTTGTGTATTGAATGGAGCTTTGTTTATGCCCTGATGCTTCGATAGCCTTCTCATTTACGAGTTTTCTAGCGTCTGTCGGTATATCGCCAAGTTGCTTATATTTAAGTGCAACATCGGCGGCGGTTGTTTGCTTGTCTAGTTTAAGTCTTTCGCTTGCCACATAAATATCATTAGTAAGCTTTTTGGCTTCTACTTTTGCTTTTGTAATTTCCGCTTTTGTCTTTTCGATACCTGTCGTCTTTTCTTCGGGTAGAAATAAAGCTTCTATCCTTGCTTTTTCTGCATCTGATTTTAACTTTTCTAGCTCGACAGGAGCTTTTTCTTGCGCTCTTAGCTCTGTTCCAACCTTGCCGATATTCTCCGCGAATTTAGGGTCTAGCGATGTTCCGTATAGCCCCGCAAAGGTCATAGCCGCTTTTGGGTTTACTTCTATCATCTGTTTTATTTGGTCTAGGTCTGTGGTATCAATTCCAGAGTTTTTGGAAGCGTCAATTTTGCGCTGTATGATTTGAGTAGCTACGTCGTTATTACCACTATTTAGTGCGGCGTATATCTGCCCTGTTGTTAGCAAGTCGCTTTTGCGTTGGGCTTCCGACATATCTTTGAGTATCGGCTCAAATACTTTTGCTTGTTCAGGGTGCTTTAGCATCATGTTTTGGATAGCTTGAGGTGTTGGGTCGTCGAGTAGGGCGCCCATATCTTGCTTATACTGCTCTTGCATTGCTTGCATATCGTTAAATTGCTTGATTTGGTTGCCCGTTTGCAGTCCTTGAGCAAAATTAGCTATCGGGTTGACTTGTGTTTGTAGTGCTGTGTAGTTAATAGGTTCTAGTGCCATTTTGTGCCTTTAAAATACTTGTGTTCCGCCGTAAGGATTGACATACCCACCGCCTAAAACTGAACTGCCCTTACTTAGTGACTCCAACGGATTAACTGAACCGCTATTAAAGAGTCCGCCAAATGTACCGCCTAATCCTTGATAAGTGCCTAGCAAGCTAGATATGTTGCCTAATGTGCTATTTGCTTGATTTCCTGCGGCAAGTTTACCACCCGCTATTGCTGAGCCTTGTTGATTATAGAGATTACCGATATTACTTGCGGATTGTTGCCCTAGTTGTGCCATTAGATTAGCACTCGATAACCCTGCGTTTGCTTGCGCTCCTGCGGCATTTTGTCCCATTGAAGCAATACCACCAAGTTGTGAGTATTGCTGATTTATGAGGTCTGAAAGTATGGCGGGACTATATTGCGCTAGTGCGGCTTGCGTATTTCCACCTCTTAGTCCACCCGTTGCGGCGGCGTTTTGTAGTATTGCGTTTTCGCCTGTTTGTACCATTGTGTTATATTGTGCGCCGTTTTTTATTGCATCGATAGCGGCTTGTTGTGCGGCATTACCACCTAGACCGATTAGGTTTTGTTGTTGTTGTAGTGCTGTGTTACCTGCGTTTACATAAGGAGATAGTAAAGCGGCTATCCTATCCCGTTCGGCGGCTTGTGAGGCTTGAGTTGCTTCAAACTGCCGACGTTGCTCGTCTATAGCTGTTTGAGCGGATGATGCTTGAACGTTTGCGGCTGATTTTGCGGCACTTGCGGCATCTGCTTGTCCGCCTATTGATGAGCCTAATAATCCACCACCTAGAACAAGAGGCGCGGCAGCCCCACCTGTTGCTACTGAAGCCACTGCCCCTAAAGCCCCGCCTATAAGTCCGCCTATTCCGCCTTTACCCATTCTCGCCCCTTTTGTATTGATATACAATATATTTCACATTATAGCCCATTTTACGGTATAGGCTTGATACATTGTCGTTTGAAGCAATTAGATTGCAATAGTGATATTTTGTGTTTACATACTCTTGCAAATGCTTGAAAATATTAATAAATAGCTTTGTACCGCGATATTCCTCTTTGATATACAACGACTCGCCGATACAACCGCCTTTCATATCTGCGTAAATGATTGCAAATCCCACTATTTTGTTATCTACTTCAAAGATAAAACATTTACAATCGGGTCGTTTGAATATCTCGAATATGTCGTTGACTTTTTGTAAGTAGCTAGTACCTTCGTCTTTTTCCAAGTCGGCATACATCGCTAAAAGCTCGTCAATGTCCTCTTTAGAGCTGTTTAAATCTCGTGCTATCATTAAAACCTCTCCTCCCAAATCAGTTTTGTTCTGACTGTTATATTATTGCCGCCTCTATCCTTAGCCACGATAGCAAATACGTCACCTGCTCCGCCAATAGCTCCGATTTGCTCCGCGTCATTTTGTGAGAATGTCACCTGTGCAGGGTTATTGCCTTGAGCCGCTGAATATGTGCCTATTGCCGATAGTAGAACTTTACCGCCGCTTGAATAACTCACGCTTGCGCCTGTTATGGCGGTATGGTCATACGATAGTATCGAATTGTTAGTATCTATGTTAGTGTATGTCGCCGCCCCTGATAAAGTAGGATTTGCAATTATTTGGAATATTACTTCACCGCTTCCTGTTGTAGGGGGGATAATGTAACAATTCCACGCTAGAAGTCCCGCTATAACTTTATTAGTTTTACTTTGATATGTATCACGCACTTTAAAAATAACAAGCGTTTTGACGTTAGTAGAAGATAACGTAACCGCTCCTTGTTCTAGTGTCGTGGCATTGACTATAGGAGTATTTGGAAATTGAAACGCCCTTATTCCAGACTTAACTCCATCGCCGATAGTGCCGCCATTCCATGAGCCACTCTTAACGGTCATTGCGCCAGATGTTGTTACTTTCATAGGAAATACGGGATTTAAAACGTGTGTCGTAGCTAGAACGCCTTCTGTCTCTATCGTTGACAATACCCGCCAGTCGCCTTGTTTGACCATTAACACGGGACTTGCTACGCCTAGATAGCCATACAGGATACGAAAGATATTTATCTTTGTTAAATCCATGCCCGTTGTATCTACGGTGCTAAATACGTCCGACCCTGCCCGTCTATATCCAAAACTAAGTACGCCATTTACGCACCTAAGCAAAAAGCCGTCATTTGAATCAAACGCTCCGATATAGCCCGTCCCCGCTCCAACAAATGAGGCGGTAAAATCTATAAAGCCAGAATGACCAGGCTTGTATCTGATAGATTTCCTAGATTCTATACTTGCCGTTCCTGTCGTACTTGATACCGTCAATAGGCTACTTGATACCGATACACTCCCGTCGCCCGTATTTACAGGAGTTTTTACGTCGTAATCAGTATTTAGATAGTCATATTGGAATTGCACACTTATATCATCACTCTTATATCCTATTAAGACTTCGCCAAAAGAGCCTATAAGCGGTGATAGTCCTGTATCACTTAATGTTACTCGTTCTGCATAGCTCATATTATTCTCCATTCTGTGCCGTTGCTAATTAGCGTTATTGACGTATTTTTATATCCAATTTTAAGATTGGTTTTGCCGTTTACTGTGCCGATAATATTTATTCTATTCTGTGTCGTGTCTGTTTTTGTTATAGTAATACTAAAAGTATATCCGCTAGAATAAAATGAGGTAGGTGATGGAAGTGTAATATTGATACTTCCGCTTGCGCAATTAGCTAGGTAGATTGCATTTTCGACTGTTGAGATTGTGGTATTTGCCGTAATAGTATATGCCCTATACTGTTGTGACCTATATACTGCTAAATCAAGAAGTGTAGCTTCATCTCTTACGCTTGCGGCACTATCAAGGTATTTTGTGCCACTTCTAAAAACATAAGTACCGTTAGTATTAAGTCCGACTGAAACAGTTACATTTGAGAGAGTATCGCCGCCGATTGTTTGTGTGGTGAATAGTTGCTCAAATTTACGTATAGCATCAGGGTCTTTAAGGAAGGTTGATAACTGCTCCCTTGATAGTCCTAATCCTGCCATTATGCTTGTAGAGGCTCTATGCTTGCCTCTATCCTTATAATCGAAAGATAAGCGTTGCTATCGCCCGAAAATCTTTGAACTCGCCAGTGTTGCATTTGTCCTTGTCGAAACCACACTAATCGCTTAACTCTATCGCCTTGTTTGCCTGCTGATATGAACTTAGGATTACTCCATACTAGCCCGTCAAGTGAATACTCAGTGCTTATTTGCGGATTAGTACCAAGAGCATTACGCCCCGATAGGCATATCAATTCAAGACTATTGAATATCGCTCCGTTCCCTGCGTTATATATAATAGTTGTTCCAAAGTCCCATGTTGTAACATCGCCGTAATGATTTGAGTGTGTATCATCTAAATATCCTAGCTTGTTAGTCGTTGGGTCGCCTACTATCCATTTATCATAGCAATATACAAGATTTTGCGCTCGGTATAGTCCTGTTGTGCCTGTTCCAGATGTTAGAGTAAACCAAACAGGAGTAGAGAGCGTTTGTGAGGCGTTGACGTCATATACTAGTGTTTGGTCTGGTAGTCTTATCCAAAGGTGATTATGCCCACTATCAACACGAACCTCAAACACTACTGAAGCTAGTTGTGTTTCCGTGTAGTTAGATAGTATTTGGTCTATCTCTCTAGTGGCTATTCTTTGATATTGTCCGTTTTTAGCTAGGTAAATGCTTGGAGCTTCGTTTCGTGAGCTTCCTAAAAATGCTATCGAGTCGGCGAACACACAGCAAGCCCTAGACCCGATACATCCTTTTGCGATGAGCGCACCCGTGTTGCGAGTGAAAGGAAAGTTTGTTCCGCCTGTATTATTGAATACTTCGATTGTATTACGATTAAGCGCATAAACTTCATCACGGAGTTTCAGCACCGCTACTATGCTATCAGGGTCTATCTCTGAGCTTCCGTATTTTAGAGGATTAACTGCAAAAGGGTCGTTTAGTTCTGTGACTACTAGATTTGTCCCGTCTGTCGTCATAAAATAGCCGTCAATCCAAATAAAACTAAGAACTGTTCCTAAATCCACATCTGTAACTTGCGTTAAAGTAGTACCATTATAAAGCCATAGTTTAGCGTTTGACATTATCGCAAGATATGTAAATGAATAATCCATCAAAACGGGCTTACCGTCTGATTGTACGTCCCCTATCTCTGTTTTTACGCCTGTTGAGGATATAGAGACAAGTTTTGTCCCCATGACACGGTAACAAGTCCCCTTCCAGTTTATACCGCCTCTATCAACTGCGGCATAAGTGCCTAGTGTGGTGATACCGTCGGCAGGTCTTAAGTACCCTTGCGAGATATTGCTATCTTTTGGTACAGGCACTAAGTTTCGCGGGTATGATGTCCGTATATCCGAGTTTGCGGCGGTATAAATGCCGTTGAGGATAGGGATTTGCACTTAGCCTATTCTCTTCCAAGTTGATGTTATAGCGTTAAACCTCATCGTAAAGTAACCGCCCGCCGTTAGTGTTGTTGGTGCGCCTTGTAAGTTTGCACCGTTACCATTAATCGTTAGAGCCGTGATAGTATTGCTAGTTGTAGCTTTGACCGTTTGACCGTCCACGCAATAGGAGCTTACTGGCAGATAAATCGTACCCGTTGCCATTGTACCCGTTGGTGTTATATCTAAATAAACGCTGTTACTTTCGTTTGGTAGTGTTATCGTAAAGCCTGTATTTGCAGGGGCTTCGTATTGCGTTTTTTCTGTTCCGCTTGTCGATACTAGCAAAGTTTGTAGTGCTGTTAGTGATATTTTTCGTGTGTCACCGTTTGAAGTGTCGAAGATTGCTACTAAGTCGCCTAGATTTGGGTCGGTACAGGTGTTGAGTTCGTTTATATTTGCCATGTTATGCCTTTAAAATGTGTTGATGTTGCCCATTCCGTTGATGGAAGTTGTCGGAGTATTAAGATAAATACCCTGCTGATTGTAAACTGCGCCCGATGGAACAGAGCCGTTAGGTTGTACCTCTGGTATTATAGAGTTCTTTTGAAGTAGCGCATTGTACGCATACAGAGCATTTGTCTTAGTATCTTGCGGGATTACTTTGCCATAGCTCGGAGCTAATCGTATCGCTAGATTAAGGAATACGGCTTCATTTGCAAGGTCTGGTATATTTGAATCTTCGTCCAAATCTGCTGTTGTCGGGTTTGAGGCTATCGGATAGCCTACAACTAACCCTTTTGCATTCCACATAGCTATCATGGAGTCAAGACGGGCTAAAGCTCGCTGATAGTCCTCTGGCGGTATATCGAAATTATCGGAAGATATACCAATTTCACCTAGTGCCGCTTCGATTAATTGGCGTTTAGTCCAGCTCATTTCTTCGCCGCCTTAGTTTTTGCGGGGATTTCTTCGCCAAACGGTGTTCTTACCCATTCACCCTTAGCGATATAGTCATTAACCTCATTATCTTCTACAATAAGATACTCAAATAGTCTATCGCCATCTTCAAAGTAGTTTCCATTTGGGTCATGCTTCTCTGTTATTCTTTTATATATCATTGTAGGGGATAAAATCATTTTTTAGCCTTCTTCTTAGCTTGTTTAGCAACACTTAGAGCTATTGCCACAGATTGTTTTTGTGATTTGCCGTACGACATTTCTGTTTTGATGTTCTTTGAAACGGTCTTTTTTGAATAACCTTTAGAGAGGGGCATTAGCACCCCTTCTTTTTGTCGCTTGATGGTTTTGGCTTTCGCTTTGCCGTTCTTTTGTTTTGCTTTATCATTGTTTATCCTAGTTGGGGCGAAAGCCCCGTTTTGTTAAGATTGGTTAGCGATTATAATGCCGCACTGCTCAGGGTCAAGAACAGTCGTTGCGTATAGTGTTGTAAATCTGCACGATGTCTTACCTGTTAGCGAGTTGAATTGATATGCCATGATTAGTGGAACACCATTTTTAGTGGTAGCCGTCATAACATTAGCACCTTCACCAGATGGAAATGCTAGTCTGCCGTAATCTAGTGATACCGCACCTTGCGCCCAAAACGCATTGACTGGCTTTGTAGCTGTGTTTAGGAATGTTAGAGCCGCTGAACTTGCCGCTTGAGCTGTACAGTTTTGGTATGGTCCTGTGATAATGATTGCAGGTGATATTGTTAGCGATGTACCGCTTGAAGCTGATGCAAGGACTCTAAAAGTCATAAGTTGACCTGTATCGCTCTTGTCTATTTGGTGGCAAGCATTTACACCTGCGATAGTGAAGCTATCACCTGCTTTAATGTTAGCAACGTTTGCACCTTGAACTGTCAACGTCATTTGTCTATTGTCAGTTGGTAGGTTACTTGTCATTGCCGATACAGTATAAGACTGATTGCCGTTCACGGTTGTACCCGATACTGTACCTGTAGCCGCTAGATTAGATAGGTTGTCAGTTCTAAATGTTTTGAAGTTAGCGATGTTTGGAACCATTGAACGCTCATATGCACCTTTTGACCAGTCACCTTGATACGCTCTGTTGCCCAAATCTTTAGCTACTGCTTGGTAGTCAAATGGATTTAGAAACATTTTCTTCTCTCTCTCACCTGCGATACCTCTTGAAAGCATGAGAGCTTCTGCTGTAGAGCCGTCGTCCCAAGTAAGTGCGCCTACTTTTTTAACGACGATTGCCGCTTTTGCCGCTACCTCTGCGTATAGGTTTTTATCTATTTCTGCCGCTAGTCTTACTGCCGCTGATTTGCCCATTTTTTCTTTATGTGTTGGGTCTCTCATTTCTTTAGCGTCGAGATAGAATAGTACGTTGTCTGGTGTAATGAAAAACGAATA